CAGGTGGGCGTCGGCGAAGGCCGCCCGGATTCGCGGGATTCCAACGGGATTGAATACGGGTTATTCCAGGTAGCAATCGAGCGCGAGGGAGACGACGATGGCGACACCGACGACGACACCTAAACCGCCCCCGCCAATGTTTGAGACGGAAGACGAGGTCGTCGCCGAACTCCTCGCCTATTATCGCCGGCATGCGCAACGCCTGAGTGGCGTGAGCGAAGCGACCACCAAACTGTGGCCGCGCCTCGTCAAGCGCATGCCGCGCAAGATCCTCATGCACTTGGCCCAGCTCGGGCTGAGCCACAAAGTCCGGACCTTAAACGGGTACGAGTTGGGACGCCAGGGCTGGACGGCGGCCCAGGGCAGTATCCTCGTCCAGCAGACAACCCCAACCGATCCGGCCCAGGCGGGCAAGCCCGTCCGGGTCCGGGTCGAACGCCTGCCATGGACAGGGCCGAAGGTCGTGTTTCCTCGGATTTTGACCACGACGTTGTATGCGACGCAGACGGTCGTGAAACCACTGGTACATTTTACTATAGGAGATTTTGAATTTGTGATGACGGGCTTTGCCGAGCAACGCAACGGCCTGGAGCGGCGCATCGAGGCCATGGGCAGTGCGGTTCAGGCCCTCCGGGCGCATCAGGTGCGCGAAGTCGCAGACCTCCCCCCGCCGGACATCGAGGCGTTTGCCGCCCGATGGGAAGCGGCCCTGCGCAGCGAGCGCGGCACGACGAGCGTGGTGGCGTAGGTAAGAAGTACAGACAAGGCACGACGAGACGTGGCGTGGTTGGACATCGCATGACGAGGCCAGGCGCCGCAGGCAAGGCGTGACAAGACGTGACCCGACGGGGATTGGCCCGACTTCGCGGGCATGGCTAGACAAGGTATCGCAGGCGAGGCCTCGATGGCCGCGACTGGCATGACCAGACGAGACTTGGCGCCGCAGGCATGGCGAGACCAGGCGCGACATGACTTGACGAGACCGGGCCTGGCGAGGCGCCGCAGGCAGCGCGAGCCGTGGCGAGGTGCGACGGGACCCGGCTAGACAGCGCGACGCAGGCAGGACAGACATGGCAGGGATGGGCAGCGCAGGTCTGGACAAGGCGGACCGTGGCGCCGCAGGCACGGCAAGGCGGGTCCGGGTATCGCGAGACAGGGCGCGACATGACAGGGACTGGCGTCGCAGGCACGGCGGGTCGGGGCTAGCTGACCCATCGCTAGACGAGGCACTGCAGGCCTCGCGCGGCAAGACGTCGCGAGCCGGGGCGGGACCGGGCATCGCAGGCAGGGCGTGACGTGGCTAGCCAGCCCATCGCAAGACGAGGCACCGCAGGCACGGCGCGACGCGTCAGGTCTAGGCCGGACATGGCGAGGCGCCGCAGGCGAGGCTCCGCCGGGCGGCGCTAGTCCCCGCGTGGCCAGGACGGGCTGGGCATCGCAGGCGAGGCTGAGCCAGGATGGCGTAGAGTGGCAAGACAAGGCGAGGCCCCGCAGGCGTGGCAAGACTTGGCGTCGTCTCGCGGGACCAGACGAGGCGTCGCAGGCGGGGCTCGACATCGCTCGACTCGTCGGGGCTCGACAGCACTCGGCAAGACTCGGCGCAACTCCGCAGGCTTCGCAGGTCGTCGCAGGGCGAGCCAAGGCACGGCGCGGCTCCGCGGGGCCAAGCGGCGCGGGCGTGGCTAGCCAGCGCGTGGCGCCGGGAGGCTAGGCGCGGCCGGGCATCGCGGGCATGGCGAGACGCCGCATGGACGACGGAGCGTGGCCCGACAAGGCCGGGCCAGGCAGGCTGCGCGTGTCGTCGCGCGACATGATACCGCGTGACCCGGACCGACGCGGCGCCGCAGGCGTGGCTGGACGAGCCAAGGCATATGTAGGCCAGGCTGGGCTATGGGCGGCTGGCAAGGCATAGCATATCAATGACTTAGCGTAATTTTCGGCTTGTATGGGAAGAGGAAACAGGCTATACTAACGGGGTAGGCAGGAGATGGGGTTCTCCTGTCACCCCTGAACACACGCCTCTAGTAGGAGAGACGACATGTCTGAGCAAGATCTTACCATAACTCCACTCGTCCTTGACATTCAATATCGGACCATTCAGGATGCCTTTGTGCAGACGGTCGATGCCCGGAAATTGCATGCCTGGCTGCGGGTTACCCATCGTTTTAATGATTGGATAACCAATCGCATTCGCGAGTATCAATTCCTTGAAGATGTTGACTACCTTTTTTACCACAATTTTAGTAAAACCCAACCAGGCAGACCTGAGCACATGTATGCGCTGACGCTGGACATGGCCAAAGAGCTGTGTATGGTCGAACGCACGGAACGCGGACGGGATGCGCGAAAGTATTTCATCCAGTGTGAAAAAGCCCTCCTCTCTGTCGTGCATACAATCACCGTCCATATTGACCCGCTCAAGGAGGCCATCGCGGCCATTCACACCCGCCTAGATGCCCTGGAGCATATCCCAGAGCCTACGCCTCTTACCCGCAACGGACAGCTTCCACCGCCGACCCCGCGCATCAAGGAACATGCGGAAGTCAGTTGGCACATGGCCCGCCTCTGGACGCTGTTACGCCATACTGACGAATGGCTGAGCAATCGTGAGCTCGCGCATCGGAGTAGTATTAAGGAGAGGACAGCGCGGTCGCATACGCGCTATTTTCGTCAACTCGGCCTGATCGAGGTCCACGAGTACTTTCCTACGCATCTGCACCGTATCGCCGCAGATGCCGAAACCCGCAATCCAGCGGTCTACCGGCGGCTCGACCTGATTGCGGCCTTGATTGAAGAACGCCGCCGCCCGTAGCAGGCATAGCTAGGCCTGTCTAGGCGTCGCTTCGAGCGATCGGCAAGGCGCGGCGCCGCAGGCATCGCGAGGACACGCAAGACACGCATCGCGAGACGCGACATGGCGCGGCCGCGCAGGCCTCGCCCGTCCTGACGTGGCACGACGAGACACGGCGAGGATTCGCATTGCAGGCCAGGCTCGGCTCGTCAGGACACGCGGGGGATGACAAGGCTCGGCGGCACATCGCTGGCATCGCACGCCCTGACGAGACGAGGCAACGCGCGACCAGGCCAGGATTGGCATCGCTGGCATCGCTGGGTGTGGCGCGACGAGACTTGACGAGACTTGGCACGTCCCCGCAGGCAACGCGAGTCTGTGCTTGGCTTGACCGCGCGCGGCCAGGCGCCGCAGGCGTGGCCCGACTTGGCCGGCCGTGCCGTCGCAAGGCCCGGCTGCGCAGGCATCGCTACGCGAGCCACGACGAGACGCGGCTGGGTGTGGCCTCGCCTCGCGTCGCCCTGCCGGCGTGGCCCCTCGTGCTTAGCCCGGGCGCACGCCGTCGTGCAGGGCTCGGCACCACATGGCTGCAGCGCCGGTGACGGATAGCATCGCACTCCCGTGCAGGACTCGCAAGGATCTGCTACACTCCTGGCTACTCGTGAACGTCTGTAGGGCGACTGGGGCGGGCCGGAACCCGCCCTGGTTGCTTCTCTCGTCCCGCCGCTTGCCTCACGCGTCGCCTTCGTGTAGGGTAGTCCCGCTGTCCCGTTCATGCCCTCTACCCGTCTAACACAAGGAGACACGCCATGATTCGTTGTTCGCGCTCCCGGCTGGTCGCCAGCCTCCTAGCCCTGTGCCTCAGCGCCAGCGGTGCCCTGGCCGCCATTACGAGTAGCCTCGATCCCTCGCAAGCGCCCTCGGGCACGCACCTGCAAACCGGCGCCATCGGCTGTACGGTCAATGCCGACCAGTCCGTCACGTGTAGCACGTTTGAACTGGCGGGCGTCGGCCACACCGATGCCGACGTGGCGCTCACCGCCAGCTATACGGCCATCGTGGACTGCAACAATCCTGGCGCGAATCGGAACAACCCGATTGAATCGCACACCACCAGTTTTAGCGCGACGACACAGATTACCGTGACGTCGGGGAAGAATGGCCGTTTGAGCGTGCCAGCACAGAGCGTCAATCCCACTGCAGTCGCCCAAGGCTGTCCCAATCCCAACTGGACGCCGGTCATTCGCGCGGGCACGTTGACGCTGGCGCATTTCAGCTACACGGTGACGTTTGAGGGGTTTAGCGATCCGTATGTCGTGATTACAGGTCCCTAGCGCGTCGCAGGCTAGGCGGTGCCCGGCGCAACACGGCGTGGCATGGCTAGACGGCGCCTCGCCGGCACCACGGGGCGGATCGACACTCAGCGTCGATGCGCCTCTTCAAACACCACATCACTTACCCGCGCCACCTCCGCCCGCCGAGCCGCAAACGTGACGCGCAAATCGCACTGCGAGAGATGGCCGTGGGCGAAATGCCAGGCGAGGGAGCCGTTCTTCTGGAGCTCCAGGGCACACGCCAACATGCGCAGGTGTTCCTCGGTCACGCCATGCAGTTCCAGTCGTTCCCACACGTGGGTATCAAGCATCGGGCGTCTCCTGGCGGGGGTTGAGACATTCCCAACCCGCAAACTGGTGCGACGACATATCCGCATGCGTATACGTGGCCACCCAGCAGGTCTCCCCGACCCAGAGCAGACCGGGGGCAGCGGGCAGGCGGGGGAGATGTGCCCGCACGAAGGCCTCCAGCGTCGCACTAATCGGCGGGAGTCGCCGCCCCTCGACCATCATACCGTCCCTCCTGCTCCCGGCGCCAGGCCGCGTACTTGGGGGCCGCCTCAAAGCCAAAATCGGTCGCATACATGCGAAGCTTCTCCAGCACTTTGCCTCCGCCCTTGCACTGCTGGGCATACCGTGGCGGGTTCGCCTCCGCACAGACAGAGGCGATGATCTGACGCAGCTGGAACGTATGCGTATGCCAGCGCGTGGCCACTCGCGCTAACGGCTCTCCGCGTAAGGCTTCCTGCGTCATCCGACGATAGTCCTGCATAGTCAAATGCCGATGACACAGGCACTGACACTGCGCACACGCACAACAGGCACTCATACGGACACCTCCGGGAGTTCCTCGGGCAGCGTGAACGTATAACTCAGCCGGTAGGCGCCGGGCGTCTCCGGGTCCATGCGCCAGCGCCGCTGCTCGGCCTGACTCGGGAGCATCCCGGCCCGCTGGAGCAGCACCTCGACCTCTGGCATGGTCCGGCCCAGCAGCACGAGCGCCGGAATACCGAGATCCCCGGTCAGCGTCAGCGATCCCGGCATGGATCCTCCTCGGCCTCGCGCAGCAGGGCCTCTGCGACCTGGGGTAACGTCTCTAGCGTCACGTAACGCAGGTCGAGGTCAGGGCTATAGTCCAGCTCGTCGTCAGGGTGTTGCTGCCAGTGGGCATAGCGGGTATCACGGGGCGTCATACGCCCAACTCCTCTAAGGTGAGTGGCTTGCCCGTGAGACTGTCGATCAGTTGCCGGGGGGTCAGCGTCCCGGCGCGAAACATGCGTGCGCGCGTGGGACCTAACACGGCATCCTGATACGCCGTATCACGGCGGGAGAGCCACTGACTCACCGTCTGTTGCGGCACGCGTCCGCCGTCCGGCACGACAGGGATCATCTCACTACGACACCCGGGATGGTACGGGGGTCCATGGAGATACGGGACGCTATGATTGATAGGTTCATGCTCCGGCACGGTATAGCGCAACCCATGCCTGCCTAGGCAGAGAGTAGACGTATGGCTGTCAAGGATCGAGCTATGTTCTACCTGTACGACGTCCGCATTGACATCGGCCACCTTGACCCGTGCCTCGCTCACCGCGTTCGTCGTCTGCGTACGCAGGAGTCGGGCCGCGTCCTCTTTCGCCTTCGCCATAATCCCATCCTGAAAGCCGTTGGCCGCCGTGCCGTGCACGCGTGCAACGAGCGTCGGCGTGGGTTCTTCCAGGCTCACCCCCACCATGAGCGAATCGCCGAGACGGGTCACGAGTCCGGCCGCCGCGCGGCTCCACCAGTCCGCGCCCGTGGTACTCAGATCCGTCGGCGTCGCCGGGCTCGGGATGAGCGTCTGCCGTACGACCCGGCGCAGCGCCGTCTCACTAGGCACCTCCTCGATGGTCCGGGCCTCGGTAGCGGTATTGACGATACGCTGCGTGCTGGTCGCCTCTTGCTCGGCCAGGGCGATGAGAAACGCGTCCACGTCGCGAGCAATCTGCGCGTACCGGGTCGTCACGAGGGGGTCCACCTCATCGCGCATCAGCGCCTGGACCGTTCGCCGCCTGGCTACGAGCAACGAGAACTGCGCCGGGTCGGCTTCCCGGAGCGCACTAAGCAGATCCTGCTCCAGCAAGAGGAGAATAGCCCACACCTCCTGGCGCTCGCGCGTCTCGGCCCGGCCGACCTGGAGGAGGCGCGCCGTCATAGCATCGGCGATTTGCACGTTTATAGCGTCGGCCATGTCTCAATCCCAGTTCGTGGGTCATCCCCACAGATGTGGGGAACACGCTTCATGCGACGCCGTCCTCGGCGGTACGCTGGACGTCTGCGGCATCCAGCCACGCCTCCAGAGTCCGTAGCAGCGTAGCCGGGGAGACGATCGCGACGTCCGTGTCGTGATCGAGTGTTTGCAGCATCGCATCGACCATAGCTTCGGCAACAAACCGCGCGAGCAGGGCATCCACTTCGGCAAGGGCGCCCTCTAGCGTCCCATCCGCGCCAGGATACGGCGTGTGCGCCCCATTGCCTAACGTACTCATATGGTGCACCCTCCCGCCCCGTCGTGGGGCATTGACAGGTTCGGCCAGTCTGCGGTTCATCCCCACACGCGTGGGGAACACGAAACTCCGTGTGCCTACCGTTCCCTAATGTACTCGGTTCATCCCCACAGGCGTGGGGAACACTCATACGCTCGGCCAAAGCACCTCATCGAGCACCTCGAAACACTCGATCCGCCCATCGCTGTGCAACTTATAGCGTGCCACCACGATCTGCTGCCCCTGATCGTTCACCGTCTGCGCCTCGACCAGGACATCCTCGGTGGGCACGGACTCCGCCATCACCTGCGCAATCGTCTCTTCAAATACCCGCCGCGCGTGCGCACGATCAAACGCCATCGGTGTCTCTCCCTGTCGGCGTGTGGACAAGCGTCCGCGCCAGCTATTGCACCAGACGCCGACTATACCGTCAGCCGGAGCCGACTCGTCTCGGGCAAGGCTTCCTCATGGCGCTCCCATTCACCCCCGCCCACCGGAATCTGAATCTCGCCGCTAAAGCCTGCCGGCTGGACAAGACTGCTGGCCCACTTAAACAACTCTTTCTCGATAGCCGCTTGGAGCCGCTGCAGCACCTGGAGATACTCCAGCTCCGCATCGCCGGCCTTCGCGTCGAGCTGGCCCAGCGCCTGACGCATCACCTGCTCCTCCTCGGGGGTCGCCTTGTGACTCTCGGGATCGGCAAGGATGCGCTGCAAGGCCACCACGAGATGGCGGAGCTGGTCGATATACCCCTGTGCCAGGTCGGCCTCAGCGTCGAGGGCCTGAAGCATCGCCTCAATCAGAGCTTCGAGCGTGGGATCGTAGGGTTCCACTAGTCGTCTCCTTGCTGGTGGAGTTCTTCCGTCACACACTCCTGCACATCGAGCAGGAGCTGGCGATAGGACCGGGGCGATGCCGTCCGGGGGCGAAACGCCATGAGCAGCCGCTGCAACGCATATGCCCGGTCTTCCTGGCGCATGCGGAGGCGTATCTCCTCCTGCAGGGTCTCAAAGGCGGTGGTCGTGTGGTCAGCCACGGGCATACTCCTCCGCCTGAGCCTGCTCGGCCTCGACCAGCTGCGTCGCCAGCACGGCCATGAGGCGGCGCAACAGGCCGGGATAGGTCAGGTGATAATCCTCCTCGCGCGGATCCCAGGTGGCGAGGAGTTGGCGGACCATCTCGCGCTCCACGGCACGGTGATGATCACGCTCGGAGCGTGGAACGACCGGGATAGCGGGCATGGGGTTATCTCCTTGTGCGCAAGCCCCGACGGGCAAGGCGTTTGCGGCCGGCGGCGCCGGCGCGCTTGGCAATATACGTCGCCAGGGCAAAGGCATTGCCTTTCCGCACCCCCCGACGCTTGAGTTGTTCCGCGACCTTGCCCCGTGCCGCACGGGCCTTGGTTCCGGTCCGAAAGGACACTTTTTTCCGCGCCATAGTAACACGCTTTCTCTCGGCGCACACCGTGCGCTCGCGCTCCCTCACCCCCACCGCGGCGGTTCCTTTTGCCCTCTTGCAAAGACTGCCGATATATCTATACGCTTGCAGCGGTGGGAGGGGGGAAGGGATTTATCGAGGTTTTCTCCGAGATCTTCTCTTCTTTCTTAGATCTGCAGAGCACCATTTCTCCCGCCTACGCCGCGGTTCGTGCCGTGCCATTGCGTCCTGGCGGAGCCGTGCCTGGCCCTGGCGGCAGCGTTACCAGCGGCCGTTGCGCTTGCTCATCTTCAATCAGCGCCTGTTCTTCCTCCACCGGCACGAGCGGTCTCGCAATCTCCCCACGCTGTAAACAGAAATAGAACGTTTCATACGAAATAGTGCCATTGAGCAGGGCTTGCATCAAGGCCTGGAGCATCTGGGGCTGCATCAGGTTCGAGACGAGGTCCTTGTTCAGCACGACATGCACGGTAGGCTCATCACTATTCTCACTGAATCCAGCCCACCAGTTATGGACCTGGAGTGCCCACGTCAGCCCCTGACTCACGCTACTCACGAGGCTCTGCACGGGACTATCGCTCCCCGCCATACGCCACTGCACCCCTGTCGCCGTCTCCTGCGTGTCCGGGGGGCCTTCGAGCAGCCGGGCCCCCATCGCCGCCATCATCTGCAAATCCGCCTTGAGGGCATTTTCGTGGGGCTGGAGGCCCTGGCCGTGAAATTCGACAATGCCCACCTTGGCTTGATTATCGGGGAGGAAGAGGGCCGAGCTGGCGCCCACATAGAGCTCTGGGGGGGCTTCCATATTGGCCGCAATGTAGAACTGGGGCATGGCCGTAAGGTGCAGCGCATGCTCATAGTCGGCGCTATGGCGCCAGTTGAGGAAATTGCGGCGGACGAGGCCTTCCAGGAGCGACTTCTCCGGGGTCGGCTCCAGCGAGAACGGCGCCATGAAGCAAAACGGCAGGTAATCGAGCGGTTGCCCCTGGCGCATGGGCATCCAGACGCGTTGCAGCGTCGCCGCCTGCGCGTTGGTCCGCTGGCCCACGGGGTCTTCCAGCCACAGACTCACCTCGTAGAGGCCCACTTCATTCAAACGGAGCACGCGGTATTGGATCTGATCCTTGACCACAAAGAAGTCGGGCGTGCCCCACACGCCTTGAGGAACCTGCACGCATTCCTTGAGGACCACGAGTGACAGGATCGTATCCCCACCGCGTTGCATGGTGCGCCAGTTGATGATCTCCTCGGCCCGGTACGCCACCCAGTAGGGGCGACTCTGCGGGGGCGGGGGGAGCAGCTGGCCGTCCGGCGTCACGTCCCCGGTGGGGAAGTCCACGAGGATACCGAAGCGACCCATCAACAAGGTCTCGCGCACGGCCTCTTCGCAGAACATGCGGAGCGAAATGCCCGTCTGCGTGATATCGGCGAGTTGGGGCTCCAGCGTGGCAGGGCCAATGAGTTGCGGCTCATGCCGAAAGACGGACCCGGTAATGCCATGTACGGCATGTTCGGTCGCACTCGTCCAGGACGGGCGATCCCGATAGGCGGCGTATTGTTCATCGCGGCGCATCCCCGCTGGCCGGGGTAGGTACGCCGTCCCGTCCAGGGCACTGCCCCCGGCCCGCTGCGAGACACTCAAGGGCCGGGCCGACTTGACGGCGGCTTCCCCCAGATAGGCGTCGCGCAGCATCCCCCACAAGGGCAGCATAGCGGCATAGGCGGGGTGGGGCAGGGTGACGCTCATTAGATATGCATCTCCATCAGCCGCAGGGGCTTGGGTTGATTGAGCAGTAACTCGGTAAAACACCAGACCGCCGCGTCCATCCGCGAGGGCGACGGCATGCCCGGCACCCAGGACACCATTTCCTCTTCGAGCGCCGGGAACACGCCCACGTGCGAAATCCTCCCGTGTTCATACTCGGCACTCACTGGCTCGGCCCGCGTCTGCTTGCTGCGGCTTGCATGCACCATCTTGTAGTGGACGGACGCCGTGGGTCGGGCGCCTTGACGGTACATCTCTTGCGCCACAAAGGCAATGACCGTGCCAATCCACTCGCCGCCATTGTTGGCTTCCCCAAGGAGGACATCGGCCTCTAACTGATCGTAGAGCAGAATCGCCTGGCGCGCACAGGCCGCCGGCGTCCCGCGTCGGGAGGCATCGCGCAAGGTATAGCCATGGCCCTGCGCATCCCGTCCCCCGGCGACAATGCCCATCTCGTCACTCGTCTCCTGCGACGTGCCCGCAGGATCGAGGGCGATCGCCACCCGCGTCAAGGCCGGGAGTTGGTTCGTGGTGATCCGGGTCCGGTCGAGGAGCGCTTGCGTCCACAAGGCGCCTGGCACCTCGTCAATGTCTTCGGCCAGAATCTCCTGGCGATGGGCGAGTACGGACATATCCTGGAGAATCTCATGGAGCGCCTGGCGCGAGATATGCGGATTGGCATGCGAACTAAAATGAAAGGTCGCCCAGCGCCCTGTGCGATCACTGCTGGCGGCTTTAAAGAGTTTGGCGGCATGGCGCGGATCATGGGCTTTGGTCGTTCCGGCCGCCCGCAGCGAGGGCGGAGTATAACAAAAAATCGCCACACTGTTCGCCCGGTCGAGCATCATGGGCGCCCCGACGAGCTCCCACGCCTCCTCATTGCAGAGCTGCCACTCATCGAGAATGAGCCGCGAACAGTAGTCCCCGCGTAACGTATCGGCATTCCAGGCCGTCTTCGCCCGAATGCGTTGCTCGGTGCCCGGCAACTCAATAATATGCAGCGTTTCGTTCTTACGAAAGAGCCCGGCCTCGATCGGTTCGGCCAGCGCCAGCGAGACCTCATGCCAGAAGCGCATCACTTGCTCGGCGGTCGGCACGGCATAGAGCACACGCTCGCCCTTGAGAAATTCCTCGACGGCAAAGATCGCAAGGCCCGTGGTTTTGCCCCCGCGGCGTCCAGCACGGATGACCCGCCGGGGCGCTGTTGAACGGAGAAAGCGTAGTTGCTCGGCATGCGGACATTTGAGCCGAATCGTGACTGGGAGCAGCCGGGCGCTGGGCTCGACGGCCGTCGCGGTCATGGGAGCGACCCATGGGAGGGCAGTTCCAGGACGGGCTGTGGCTCGGGCAACGCCAGGGGAGCCGCCGGCGGATTCTCATACACGACCCGCAAGACGATGTCGTGGCCGTCCTCGCCCGTATGTTCGTGGCGCTCGGTATAGCCGCGATCTTTGCCAATGGTCTTCAGGGCAAAGGCAATGCCCCAGGGCTCGCCGTTCTGGATGGACTGCCACAGTTTCAACTCCGCGGCATCAAGCATCATACCACGCTGGGCATCCTTCGCCGCCTGGACGGACGGATAGCGCTTGCAGTAGAGGCGGATCGTTTCGGGGTTACAGCCGAGGCGCTGGGCCGCAATAAACACCATGCCCTTCGTTTCGATCAGGGCATCGGCCACTTGCTTCGCGGTATAGCGCTGCGGCATAGACATAGGCCAAAAGTTCCAAAAGTTATGCAAGCCGCTGGGGCTGCTCCCCCGTTAACTGTGACCACCTCTCAAGTGTCACCGCCACATAGCCGGGGCCGATCTCGCAGGCATAGCAGGTACGCCCCAAGTTCTCACAGGCCATGAGCGTGGTACCGGAGCCGAGGAAGGGCTCATAGACCAGGGCACCCGTAGGCGTGCTACTCTTCACCGTGCGCTCAATCAGAGCCAACGGCTTGGGCGTGGGGTGACCCTGACGCTCTTCACCCTTGACGCGGGGGTAGGCCCACACGTCGGTCATATTGTCGTGCGTATTGTCGAAGTAGGCGCGGGTGGCATAGTAGTCACGCTTGAGGTCGTCGTAGTCACGCTTGAAGCCGTCGCCACGGGCAGCCCGCTGCCAGGCTTCATAGACCTCGCGGGTGGGCATGGTCCATTGCGAGGCATCAAACCAATGGCAACCACTCGTAGGACTATGGCCCGCGAGGCTTTTACAGCGAGCATTGTCCCACCCCATACGGTCACGTTCCTGTTTCAAATACGCACGGATCGGCTCCCACCCCTCCCAGTAGTTGTCAGCATTGGTGCTAAAGCCTTGCTCACCCAGCATGAAGAAGAGACAGCGCTCGCTGGCACCAGGATACAGGCGTAAGCCTTCGGCGCCCTGATGACTAATACCACCCGCCCCAGCGTCGCCCTTATCCCAGACCAGCTCATTGCGAAACGTGAGCCGTTCACTCGCCTGCAAGCCGCCCTGATACCACAACCGCCACAGGTCCTCCGCATTGCCCCAGAGATACACACTGGCATTAGCTGCCAGGCTGGCGCGGGCGGCATGCCACCAGCGCATCTGGAAGGCGTCGAGCTTGCTGGCGTAGAGGTTGTCGTTGGCAATGCCCTCGGCTTCCTTGCCCATACCATAGGGCGGGTCCGCGTGGCAGAGGAGCGCCTGCTGGCCCTGCATAAGCCGCTCGACCACCGCCTTGTCGGTCGCGTCGCCACACAGAATGCGGTGTGGGCCGAGTGCCCAGAGCTGTCCTTGGGCTGTCCCCCACTGCTCCCGGAGTTCCTCGGCACGGTCTACTTCGGGCGCCACGTCGCGTCCGGCCTGCTCGCCTGTCCCCTCGCCGCTGCCGGTCTGCTGCGCGATCAGCGCGTCGAGCGCCGCCGCGTCATACCCGGTGCCGAGCAGCGCCAGGGGGTCCTCGGCCGCGAGGTCCACCAGGAGGGCGGTGAGCTGCGCGTCATCTTGCTCGCGCAGTCGCGCAATATGGTTATCGCCCACGAGCAGCGCGAGGGCCGCCGGATCGTCCGGCGCATACGGCAGGCGGTAGCCGGGCACATGCGTCTGGCCCAGCGCCCGGGCGGCTTCCACCACGCCATGGCCGGCGAGCAGGGTCCCATCCTGTGCCAGGACGACGTTGCGGTAAATGCCGTGCTGCGTAATCGAGGCTTTGAGGTGGTCGAGTTCGGCTGGGGGATGCGTCCCGTCGTTGCGGGGATGCGGCTTGAGCTCGGCAATGGCGACGAGCGTGAGTTGCTCGGGCGAGAGCTGCGTGAGCGGGGGCGCCATCGCACTACACCGGAGCCGGGACCGGCAGCGGGGTCGTGGGCGCCGGCGTCGTGTCCTGGGGCAGCACCGTCACCGCCAGCCAGGGGCCGACGTCCTGCGTCGGCACGGCCGTCTTCAGTGTGGCGCCCAGGCGTGCTTCGTAGGCATCGCTGCTCATCGTCGCGGCGTGCATGGAATCGCCTACAAAGCCGGGGGGCAACTCAAAGGTGAGTGGCGTGGTACACGCCGCACAGCGGAGGCGCACGAGGACCTGATAGCGCTGGCCCTGGGGGAGCGTGGCGGTCGGGCGCGCCTGGACCTGGGCTTCAATATTGCTGTGCGGACACGGGGACTGCTCGGCCATGGTTTCAATCCCTTCCAGGGACGTGACGACGCCACCACGCCTCTCCGCTCCGCTCAAGGAGAGAGAGAGAGAGAGTAGGGATGAGGGGTGAGATGGGCGTGCTCGACGTGCGCGAGCCAAGAGGGCGGTTGAGGCCCCCTCGCCACTGTGGCGCCCAAGCCGTACGCAAGACGGAACGTCAACGCCGATGTACAGAACAGAATCAAATACGCCCTACTAGTGTGCGAGAGACGGCTGGGGAATGTCAAGCAAAAACGGCGGGTGGCGAGGGAGCGAGAGCTTCTCCTATAGACCTTAGCTATCAAGGCGTATTTTGCGCAAGACTACCGCCGATACATAACCTTCACGCAAGCCAAAGATACGAGCGATAACCCCAACAGGAAATCCTGCATAGGCAAGAGAACGTATACGTTGAATCTTTTCAAAAGGATGTTTTAACACAGGCTTGTGTTGTTTGCTGCGTTCAGGATCACGTTTTCGCCAATGAGGAGCGCCTCGTTGATGGAGGCTTATATGCGTACCTGCCGCAATAGCATCGTGAATATTTTGTAGGGAATCACCTATATAGACATGGCGAGGATGGAAATGGCAACACGCGCGATAGTTACATTTATGGAGAGCGTAGAGGCCAGTAGGGATGTGGGCATGAAGGGCGATTTCACAGGCGAGGCGATGGGCAAGTATGTTCTTGGAAGGCAGTTTGGTCTGTTGGTACCGCGCGGCATCATAGACAGACAACACCCCATAGCCATTACTCAGCGCGCCGCGCCACGGCCAGCAACACTCGCCGCATTCGATCCCATGCTCACAGATCTGCACGTGGTTCCAAAAACGCTCCTCAAGCGAAACACTCATACCATCGGCTCCTCGTTATCCTCTTCGAGATCCATCCCTAATAAGTAATCGGTTGGCACGCGTAAGGCACGCGCAAGACTCTTGACCGTCACAGCTTCGATGCGTGGGCGTTGCCCACTGAGAATTTTCCAGAGGTGGGTAGGATTCAGCTTGGCCCGTCGCGCCAACTCGCTACGCGTCCAGCCTTTGGCTTTGCGACATGCCTCAACACGTTCTGCAATATTCCATGCCATAACCTGCTCTCCTTTCAGAACAGAGTATAGCATAATATTTTCCGTTTGGGTGTAAAATAGTTTCCTATTGGCATTGACATACTTCCCAATTGGGTGTAAGATTACTTTCAGTTGGTTGGTTGATTGACAACGCGATGGGCGCTACAGAGTTGAGTACCTCATGCATGCCGGCACTTACGAAACCGGGGAGGGAAAGACAGAGCCAGGGCGAGAAGAGGCACACCCCCCTCGAAGGCTACTGAAGACAAACGCCCCACTAGGAGAGCATCGAACGCGAGGACCCTGGCGACGACGACACCATGGTGTAATGAGCCTGCGCGGGATGCGCAGCTGTTCACAGGCAGCATAAACCTCAGATGACACCAAGGAGACGCCCCATGACCTTTAAAAGCTTACAAGTCGGCGAAACGTTTAGTTTTTCCCCGAGCACGGTGAGCCGCCTGCGCGTTCTGCACTGCTGGAAAATAGCCCCCCGCACCTACGGGATTGCCCTGCGAGACGGCACCTGCACCGTCGAGACGATCACCCACTGGCACACGCCGGTGTATCAGCACGGCTTAACGGCCAGTGTGTATATCCCTGAATAACGCAGAGTGAGCAGGCCTCGTGCCTGCCTAATGCGACCGCCTCATGGTGAGGCGCCTGTCACAAGCCTGGACGCGACAAGGAGCAACGTATGAAGCAGCCGCGCTGTGAACGGAAAGAGTACAGCACCGACCATGGGGAGCGCCACGGACAGCGGGTATCGTATGTGCGGACGCGCCGCTGTCCGGCGAGAGGCAGTGTCACGCTGCGACGGAAGCCAGGCTACATGCCATGGCCAGACCTGGACGTGGTGCACCTGTGCGAGGCGCACGCGGCAGAGAGGCTCCAGGGAGACGCGTCCTGGGAGCAGATCGACGGAAGTGAAGGCGCCCGGCCAGCAGCCACGCTCAAGCCGGACGCCTCCCCATGAGAGAGCCACCCCCAACGGAAGGAGAGAAGCTCATGCAGACAGTACCACAGACCCCCACTGCGCACAAGCGCATCGCCTATCACGCGACGTTTCAGGGCACGTACGGCACGGCGCTCCGGAACCACCGCGGCGAGGTGTACTTCGTGAGCGACGACGACCACGTCCAGCGCCTCACGGACGCCGATGCCCCAGCACTGATGCTTTTTGGGAGAGTTGATGTGGCGGCCGAGCAGCGGCTCGCAGACCTGGCCGCCGGGACGGACCTCACGGTCTTAGAGGCACGGAAACGCGAAGCCGCCATCATCGCGGCGTAAATCATCCGGGGCGAGCGCGAACCGCCCCCCACCACAAGGAGACCGTATGCCTAGGCAATCGTATCCGCTCCTCGACATCAAACAGGCCCTGCAGGACGCCAGCCGCAACCTGGCGGACGTGCTGGTCTACTTGGACATTCTCGCC